GCAATGGCACACGCAGCACTAAAAGAAGGTAAAGGAGCTAACTTCGCAATACGTTTTTAATATGAAATACAGAAATTTAACAGCAGGAAACATCGGTGAGTTCATGCGATTGTCGCAGGAGCAAGTATTGGACATTGACCTATTGGATAGGGATATTAAACTATTGTCCATGTGGTACGGAAAGCCTACCGACTATTTTGACAGTATGAACTTTGCGGAAATTAACGAACACCGCAAAGAGTTGTATAAACTGCTTACAGAATATCCAAACAGTCGATACGAGCCTGTATTTAAGGTTAAAGGCTACAAGTTCGTATGCCTACCTAACATCAACACGATAAAGGTTAAGCATGAGCGGTCATTACAGATATTAAACCTGAACGACAGCAACCTGTACGACCTACTTCCGTACATCGTTGCTATTTTCAGCGACCAGAAAAAGCAATGGTTCAAAAAGCAACTAACGTTTGATGAGCGTGTCAAATTGTTCAAAGATTACCTACCTGCGGACATCGCAATCGGCATTGCGCTTTTTTTTTGCGCGGCATCAAAAGCCATCGAGCCTCACGTCCTAACCTATTTGGAAAGCCTAAGCGATCAACTAATGAAGGAAGCGGAAGCGGTCATCAAAGCGTCGGAGACAGATGGGGAATAGCCTACACAATTTATAATATGACCAACGGGGATTTGACCAAAGAAGAGAAATACTTTGAGTTAACGCTGAATGAGTGGTATAATCGTTTAGCGTTAATCAAAGATGTTCAGGACGAACACGCTGAACGGATGGAGCGGTTAAAACACGAGATGCAAAGTAAACGATAACCCGTTTTGTAATTTTACGGACATGGCTTCCAATGAATCCGACGAAATTCAAGATTACATACAAGAATGGGCGCAAACTGTTGTTGATGCTATCCGTGCTAATTTAGTACGTAAGGATGCATACTACGACGAAAGCGATTTGGCAGAATCTATTGAACCGATAGTTACTTCGACAGCGGACGGCTATCAGTTGACGATTGTAATGAATAACTATTGGGAGTATATCGACAAAGGGCGTCGACCAACACGAGCATCGGGAAACGGAAGCGTCCGTAAAAACCTGTTATTGTGGATCAGTAAACGCGGTATCGCACCACAGCTAAAGCAGGTGATGACCGATAAAAAGACGGGCAAATCATTCACACGGACATTTAAGAACACGCTGCAATGGCGTGATAGCCTGTCTTACGCTATATCGTCCAAGATTCACAAGAAAGGATTTGTGGCAAAGGGCAAAGGATTCTTTTCCGAAGTGTGGAATGAGGATGCAATCAATGAGTTATTACAAACGCTGTTAACAAAGTCAGGCGAAGTCTTTGTGGCAGAAATATTAGAGGAATAATGGCAATTAATATCACACACGAGCCACAGGAGTGGACACCCGTGTACAATGAGATGCGCTTTGTGGTAGGTTCTACCAACACAGCACAACCTAATTTCCGCTACGTTGCTGACATTTACGTGTCAGGCGTTGCAGGTTATACGCGATTAACTTGTGATTCCAATGTAATTACAGGTTACGGTACGTTTGACATTAGCAACGTCGTACAGGCTCACATCAGCCATGACATCGATCACACGGTATACGGCTTTCAGCGTTGCACTAACAGCTACAAACCTTACATAGTTCGTTTCGGTGAACAATACGGAACTAACCCCGTTGTTTATCCTAACCTGCAAGATACAGGCACGAAGTACGCATGGAACGCGTCCCTTGATCCTGTGGTGTTGGAGACATACAACTATCAGAATTACACGCTTGGATTAGGCGGTGTAGTACTTACACAACAGCCTGAAACGCAGAAATTCGTTGCAGATTCCGAGCAAAGATGGTTGTACTTTATTAACGACGTGTCAGGTAGTGCGTATTATTTGACCTGCACAACTTACGATTCAGCCGGTAACACTTTAGGCACTTATCTTGTTGAGAATCCTTACCAAGCATCTGCAAGTATTACGCAGGATAAATTGTTGCGTGTTGGTATCGGTGTTGAGGATTTGAACAACGCTACCTTAGCAAGTGGTTCGCAGCCTGTGATTGACAGCACGGTTAACAGATACGAAGTAGCACTAACAAATTACGCTAATAACAATCCGAGTACATCGTATTACTTCGAGCGCGACTGCACGGCACGTGGTCAAAATCCTGTTGAGATAGTATTCCTTAATGAGTTAGGTGGTTTTGATATGTACAGCTACAAATACCGTCGAGATATTACGTCAACTGTGGAGCGCGAGTTTGTAGAGAAAAATAACGGCTACCTGTCAGGAAATAGTTGGAATCAGGACGTAATTAACAGAGGGCAGCGACAAGTGTACACGTCAGCAACTGATACGCTAAATTGCACGTCCGAGATGATAGGTAGCGAGGTTACAATAAACTGGTTAAAAGAACTATTTGAAAGCCCCGAAGTTTACTGGCACAATGGTGAGTATTTGCGACCTGTGATTGTAGTTGATAGCAATTACCACACTATCAGATACAAGGTATGGGATATGCTGTGGGAATTTAAGACATCGTTCAGATTAGCCAACAAACGCAAACGTCAACAGGGATGAGGGATGAACTATTTATAAACGGAACGCTTGTAAATCTATCACAAGCGGTAGGTGCGTCTTTGAACTTCGCTATCGCTGACATTCGCGATCCTGACAAGCGTAACGGTGCGTTCAGTCGTACCGTAAAGCTATACAAGGATAAAGTATTGAGCGAGGTATTGGATGCTGTATTCGAAATCGGATATAACACACAGACAAGTGGCATCATTAACTTTACGCCTGACTTTAATCCGAATTTGAAAGTGCCATTTGTGTTGTACACGGATGGCGTGGAGCAGTTGCGCGGTTATATGCGTTTGCGTTCTATTGACCGTGATCAGCAGCAACTGGGTAAGATGTTTTACAACGTCGAGTTGTATGGTACATTAACAAACATCTTTACGGATTTAGGCGATAAGAAGTTGACGGACTTGGACTACAGTTCAGACAATCACACGTATGATCGCACTAACCAACGTGCAACGTGGTCGAATGTTGATAGCGATGACGGTAACTACGTTTATCCTATGATCAACTACGGCATTACGTCAGAAGCTACGTGGGATGTTAAGGACTTTTTCCCTGCGATCAGTTTGCGATCATTGGTTGAGAAAATTGTAACGGGCGTAGGCTATACGTGGGATAGCACGTTTTTGGATTCGTCGTACTTCAAAAAGTTATTTGTGCCTTATTGCGGTGACAAGTTAACGCTTTCATCAAGCGGTGTGGCAAATAGCTTGTTCCGTGCAAGAAGTTCAGCGTTTGTAAGTGGTAACTTAGCTGCACAGAATTTTCCTTTTGATTTGGAGGTGTCAGATCCATCAAGTCAATACAATCCTACAACCTACACGTTTACGGCTGCCGAATCAGGGTGGCATGAGTTTATAATTACAGGCGATGTTGGTTTTATCAATATAACAGCATCGACAATTACCAACTGGACAGGAAATGTCTATTGGGTAATTTATAAGAACAACATATCAATCGGATCAACTACAAATACTGGTAATATTTATTTTGGTTCAATAGCATCATGGGCTACTTTGACCTACAATGTCACATTTACAACGCCATCATTATTGCTACAAACAGGTGATCAAATTACGTTCAGAATGTTTGGAGGCGTTGTTACGTCTAACTTAAATTCATTTAGGACATACGCAAATAGCGGTGTAACAATTTTTAATACACGAAACAATCCCGTCGTAGTTGAAGGCAGTACGATTGAAATGAACGCTGTATTACCGATTGACATACGACAAGCGGACTTTTTGAAGTGGGTGATATCACGATTTAACCTGATGGTTGAACCTGACCGCACCAACGAGAAACTGTTATACATCGATCCACCTGATGACTTTTTCGGTAGCGTAACAAGCGAAGATTGGACGGATAAGGTTGACGTAAGTAAACCTGTTACCATTACGCCAATGGGATTACTTGAGGCGATACGATACGTTGTAAAAGACAGCGACGATAACGACTATTGGAATAAGTTTTACCGTGAACGTTGGAATAAGACATTTGGCGAATATACGCTTGACGTTACTAACGACTTTATCAAATCCATTAAAGTAATTGAGACAGGATTTGCGCCATGTCCGATATTGAGCAACTCGTCACACGATAGAATCATACCGCACATCTATCAGGTGCAAAACAACGGTAATAGATCACCGATGAAGACAAAACCGCGCATTCTTTACTGGGGTGGAGCGTTAACGACTAACACGGCATGGACTTACCAAACGGCAGCGGGTAACTTTACGGAAACGACATATCCTTACATGGGACACGTCGACGATCCTTACACGCCTACCTTAGATGTGAACATCGGTGTTCCGCGTGAGATATTTTACGTCAATCCGCGTGGTATTACGCAGTATACAGATAACAATGTGTACAACAACTACCACTATTCCTACATGAATGAGATCACCAACGCGAATAGTAAATTGGTCAGCATTTACCTGCTATTAACACCGTTGGATATTTTGAACCTATCGTTTAGACGTGTTATTCACATTGACGGTCACAATTACAGGCTGCATAAGATTGTGGATTATTCCACTAATCAAATAAAATCTACAAAGGTCGAGTTATTGCGATTAGCTACGGGCATTCCGTTCACACCTGCGACCAATAAGAACCTCGACTTTACATACGGTGGAACATTAGGTGGTTTACCTGCACCATCGTTTAACTGGGGTAGCACAGGATCAACAGCGGTAGTAACTAACGTGGTAAACGTGGGGCGGGATAACTACATTGCAGAGGATAGCACAGGCACAACGGTATCGGGTAGTGGCAATCGCGTTGGTAGTGGAACGTCTAACATTACCATTCAGGATAGTAGCGATATTATTGTTTCGCCTTTATTGCAAAATGTCACAGTTATCAATTCGTCAAACCTTGTCATTGAGGAAAGCGATGTGGTCTACATTAACAACGTTAGACAGCAAGGGACTGGCACAACTACCTTGACGGCTAACATTACGCTAACGCAGTCAGGTTATTACTTGGCAAACGGAACATTCACGATAACGCTATCACCGTCCGATTACGCATCGGGAACTGTGATCGATATTAAAGACATTACATCAGGAGCGCATACGGTAACTATTTCAGGTGGCGGTGTCAACATTGACGGTTTAGCAACTTACGCGATGACCGTACAATATGAGAGCGTAACAATTTTGTATAACGGAACACAATTCTACATTATATGAGTTACAAGCCTAATACGGGTATTGGTAATATGTTCAAATCCGTTTACGATACAAATGACAACGGTATCGTTGACGTGGCTGCATCCGCAAACGTTGTGGAGTGGGCAAATGTTAGCAGTAAGCCGTCAACATTTACACCGTCAGCGCATACACACGCAATAGCTGATGTAACCGACTTACAAACAGCATTGGATGGTAAAGCACCAACGATAACAACAGCACAGGCATACGCAACGGCTACAACATCAATAAGTGCTGCGACATACGCTGACATTACAGGCTGTAGCGTGTCATTGGCAGCAGGAACATGGCTCGTTATTGGTCACGTTGTAGGTGCTGCTGCTAACTTAATCATTCAGGGATTTATCGCGTTGACTGATGGCAGTAACAACGTAATATCGGAAACTGCAATGACGCGACCTGCATCGGGAACGGCATCATTAAATGCACCAACATCGACAAGCGTGTTTGGAATTGTTACACCATCAACAACTACGACTTACAAGCTACGTGCAGCTCGTGGATTAACAACACATACGTCCACCATCACAATTTACGACGGCACAGGATATAACACAACAAACCACGCAACGAACAACAGCGATAAAGGCACACAAATCTTAGCGATTAAAATAGGATAACATGGCATCAAGAGAAGAAGTAATAAAACTAACCATTGAATCAGCGGAGGCTGCAAAATCTGTTAAAGAGGTACGCGACTCGCTAAAGGCTATCCGTAACCAAATGCTTGGCGTTGCGGAGGACAGTCAGGAGTTCCATCAGTTAGCAGCAGCAGCAGCGGAGTTAAAAGATCGCGTTCAGGATGCTAACGAAGCGATGGCAGCGATGCATCCTGACGGTTTTCAGGCCGTAGTTGGTTTCGCACAAAAAGCAGCTGGAGCGGTAGCGGGTTTACAAGGTGCAATGGCTTTGTTCGGTGGCGAATCGGAGGAAGTGCAACAGACGATCATGAAGTTACAGGCTGCAATGGCTTTGACGCAAGGCTTGGAGTCATTAAAGGATATGAGCAAAGCGTGGAGGGCGTTAAATGCTGTTATCGCTGCTAATCCTGTTATCGCTGTTACGGTTGCGGTTGTGGCGTTAGGTACTGCGATTAAGGAGGTGGTAAATTACTTTAATCCGCTAAACACCGAAGCGCGTCGATTGCAAAAGGTCAGCGAACAAACGACAAAACAAGTCGAATTACGTGCGTCATATTTGGACAATGAAATAAAGTTAGCACAAGCGCGTGGTGATTCAGAGCAGAGCATTTATGAGAAACAAAAGCTACAAGTTGCCGAAAAAGTCAAAGGTGCAAAGGCAGCACTCGCAGCAGCGGAAGCAACGTTAAAGCAACAGGAAGCGGAGAAAGGATTATTGGACTACATTGGTGAGGCTTATATTATGATGCTCAAAGTAACTGGGCAATCAGAAATGGCAGCCATTCAAGAGAAAGCACAGGCAGCACGTAGACAACAGAATTTACAGGAGTATGTCGATGCGGTTGATCAGGCGCGTTTGCAGTTGGATAACTTAATAACAGAACAAGAAATTATAGAAGTTAATCATACCAACTTCCTCAAAGAGCAATACAAAGAACGAGCAGTTGCGCAACAGGAACAAATACAAAAGACAAACGAAGTATTCCAACCTATTATTGCAATGCAAGTCAAAGCAACGCAAGACGGTGTCGCAGCTATTAAGCAGGGAACGCTTGACCTTAGTGATTACATAGCGGAGCAACAAAAGACGTTGGTCGATAAAATGCAGTATCTGCAGGATGGATTTGTTATCAGAACTCAAAACCTGAATAAGAAATTTAACGACTCAACGCAAACAGCAACTTCACAATTATTTGGAGCATTAGCGGACGCATCAAAGAAAAACGCAAAGGCGCAAAAGGCGTTTAGCGTGGCACAGGCTGTAATTAACACATATCAGTCAGCGACAAAAGCATTAGCGACATTACCTGCACCTGCTTCGTACATTGCAGCAGCAGCGTCATTAGTTGCAGGTTTTGCACAGGTTCGTAACATCATGCAGACAAACGTTGACAATCCATCTGCAAGTGGTGGTGGTGGCGGTGGCATGGGTGGCGGTATGGGATTAGCACAGATTAACGACCAACCAAACATCAACAGCGCAGCGCAACCGTCAACGCTATTAGATCAACAGGGTAACGTGATTAACCAACAAAACAATCAACCAACGGCATACGTGGCAGTAACCGAAATAAACGAGGTCAACAATAACGTTCAGGTTGTCGAGAACCTTGCTCGATTCTAAACGAACAACACATTTGTAATTTTATTAACATGGCAAAGAAAAAGAAAAAGCTACCTATCTACGAAATGACAGTTGACATGAACGACAATACTGGCGTGTCGATGAATGCTTTAGTAGATGCACCTGCGGTAGAGGTTGACTTTGTAGTATTTGACGAAGCGAAGCCGATGTACTTTGTGAACGACAAAGAATGGATTGTTACCGGCGTTGCAATGAGAGCCGACTTCCCGATTTACCGCAATGACAGCAAAGGCGAATACTTTGTTAAGGTTTCAAAAGAGACAATCAAAACCATCGTTAAAAAGTGGGCGAAGCAGCAACGATTTAACGCGGTTAATAAGATGCATGACGCGGAAGATATCGCTAACGGTGTGTATATGGTTGAATCCATGATCGTGGATAATGAGCGCGGTGTTAACGCACCACAGGCGTTCAAAGATGTGGAGGACGGTAGTTGGATTTTATCTTACTACGTGGAATCACCTGAAATACGCGAAAAGATTACCAACGGCGAGTACAAAGGATTCAGCGTTGAGGGATTATTCGGATTTGATTTTATGGCTGACGAACCTAACCCACATGACGAACTTGTAGCATCAATGGACACGATTATTGATAACTTTCTAAACGAATTTACTAAACCGTAATTTTAATAACATGGCAATCAATCAAGATACTATCAAGAAGTTCGCTGAACAAATGAAGTCTGCATTTGCAGTGTTCAAAGACGAACAAGTAAACACCAACGAACAAGCATTCGGAAAGGCTGTATTGCCTGACGGTTCTGTTTTAGTTTGGGAAGGAGAACCTGCAATCGGAACACCTGTAAACGTAGAAACTCCAGAAGGATTAGTACCTGCTGCATCAGGTGAATACACTTTGGAGGACGGAACTGTTATCACAATCGTTGACGGTTTTATCACAGAGATTGAAGCACCTGAAATGCAAGAGCCAAACAACGAAGAAGTTGTTGCGCCTGTAGCACCGGAAGGAATGAGCGAAGAAACTTCACAAACAACACCGAAAGAGGTAATAGAACGAGTGGAGAAAGTTCAACGCTTTACCGAGGATGAAGTAAAGGCGTTAAAAGATAACATCACAGCATTAAGCGAAGTGGTAGCTAACCTAACAAAGCAGAACGAAGAGTTGTCTAAGTTCCGCACGCAGATGTTAGCGTTTAACGAATCAGTTGCTAAGGCAATCGAGGATTTGGGCGATGCACCACAAGTTGAAACTAAAAAAGAGCAGAATTTCCGCGTTGAAGAAAAGGCAAAGCCATCAATCGAGGAAATCCGCGCACGAATTTTCAAGCGTTAATATTCACTAATTAAAACATAAAAAAATGGCATTTGATTTAACAGGGATGACGAACCACGTCACCGACGAAGCAGCCGACTTACGTTCGATTGCGATTTATTCACCTGTGACTGTTCCATTGGTAACAGTTGTAGAAGGCATCAAGTATTCAGAGCGTCTGACTTACTTTGATGTTGATCCTTATTTTCAGGCAGACAGCTCATGCGCTACTGTAAATCCATCAGGTGATTCTGGTAACTTTGATCAGATCACTTTAACAGTTGATTCAATGAAAGTTGAGTTGGATTGGTGTTTCAAAGATTTGGACGCAAAGTCACTTCGTCGTTACTTACGTGCAGGTGCTAAGTTGGATGAGAATTCTGCTCCTGAATTAGTATCTACAATCATGGCACGTACAGCGGAGCAAATCGCAAAAGATTTGGAATCTGCTTACTGGCAGTCATCTAAGACACAAGGTGCAGGTACTCGTAACTTAAAGCACTTCAACGGTTTCATTCAGACTCTTGAAACTTTAGGCGGTTACGTTAACTCTAACACTACAAGCGAAACTTCAATCACAGTTTCTAACGTTGTTACTATTTTCGACAATCATTGGTTAGCTGTTCCTGCTGCTATGAAGCGTAAGGAGGATTTGATCACAGTTTGCGGTGACGATACTTTCGACAAATTGATCATCAAGATTAAGAACGAAAATTATTTCCACTACTCTGCATCAACTGCTGACATCGCAGCACGTCGCGTAACATTGCCGGGTACTAACATGGTTATCCAAGCGGTACCGGGATTGAACTCTGACAACGACGAGTTGAGCGGTATGCCTGCATTGTTCAAAAACCGTATCTTCACATTCTACAAGTCAAATTTGATCATCGCAACTGACCAAATTACAGATGCTAACGATTGGATGGCTTGGTATGAGAAGAAGGATGACAAGTTGTACGCTCGTGTACGCATGAAGTTTACAACTGGCGTATTCTTCCCTCAGCACGTAGTATCTTTCAAGACAGCATAATTAATTAATCAAAGTGTGGCAGCCCCGTAAGGCTGCCCACTTTATAAAACATTAGACGATGAGTTGTTCAATCAATCAATCTTTTGTTATCGACTGTCGTGACAACGTAGGCGGTATCAAAGAGATTAAGGTAAAAACCTTTAATTCTAACTTGACAGGCTTTGCGTTGACATCAGGTCAGGCAACTCTGTCGGGCAATGGATTGACAGGGTGGTACACTTTGCAATGCGAAGAGGCTACTGCAACCGCTACAGACAGCGGAACGACTTCACGCGAGAATGGCACAACAATGTACGCTCCAACAGTTAACTGGGTATGGAACGAAAAGAATGCTGCTATCTTGAATGAGGTTGAGAAATATCACGGTGGTACATTCCATGTCGCTGTGAAATACAATAACGGTGAGGTTCGTGTGTTTGGTTACGAAAACGGTTTGTTCTGTTCATCATCTGTTGATGAATCAGGTACTGCGTACGGTGATCGTAACGGCTACACTCTTACCTTTATCGGTATGGAAAAGATCAAAGCACCACACGTCACTAACTTGTGGACTGCTTTAGGAGTATAGTTTGTTTTCTGTTCATAGTTTGGTTTGGCGCGTCTATCTTACGGTAGGCGCGTTTTTTATTACACAAAAATTCGTTTTGTAATTTTATTATTATGTTGCAAGTTACAAAAGGAGCATCCAACACGTTGGTGTTAACGTTGACAGAAAAAACAACGCTAACAAATCCATATTATTTGTTTTATATATTGGGCGGTGATCAGACGGTAGTAACGTGGATAGCGCAGCCATCAGCGAGTGACAGCCGTAAAGATACCTTTGTATTTATTGAAGGGACAACGGCAACGCTAACCGAACAGATATACCAATACTTCGTTTACGAGCAAACGAGCAGCAACAATACCAACCCGTCATTAGCTACGTCACTTGTCGAAAAGGGACAGTTAAAAGTTAACGACGTAAATGAACAGGCGTATCAAATGCCTACTAACACAACGCAATATCATTACTAATGAGTGAGCAAAATAAACCACAGATTCATTGGTTGCAACTGAACAACAGAAAGCGTCCTGAATTTGTTGAGATCAAAGATTCGGAGTTTATTAAGTCAGGTGAGAAGAATGATTTTCCCTACTACTTAATTGACTTATATCGACGTTGTTCGTTTCATTCTGCAATAATCAACGCAAAGGTTAACTACATTGCAGGTGCAGGATGGGACTACGCTAAGGGCGCGTATATGACCGTTGCACAAAAGTCGTTAGCAGATAAGTTGATTAAACAGCCATTTGCTGACACGGATTTGAACGAATCAACATTGCGTTGGGCGTTAGACTTCGAGGTGCATAATATGTTCGCTATTCTCGTGAAATGGTCAAAGAACAAGCGTACTGCAACATTAGAACACATCGACGTTGCTAACCTGCGTACCAATGCTGATATGAGCAAATTCGCCTATACGCGTAAATGGTACATAATTAAGCAAGGTAAACGCATCGAGAATAAGAATTTTGAGAAAGAGCCTGACTACAAAGTTTATGACGGCTACGATCCAAATGAGCGCGAAGGTGAGCAGATTTACTTTTATGCTGCATACCATCCTGACCAATACGTGTATGCATTACCGCAATATCGTGGAGCGTTGACATGGATAGAAAATCACATTGCGTATTCTGATTTTCAGTACACAAATATTACCGCGTCATTTGCGCCAATGATTAACGCTAAGTTCTTTGGCAATATTCCTGATGACGAGAAGCAGCAAGAGATAACCGAATCATTTACTAAGAACTTTACAAGTCCGGAAGGTAAGCGATTGATGGTTGGGTTTTATCAGTCTATCGAACAGGCTGCTGCTATTGAGCCAATAAACGTTCCTGACCAATCGACTCTGTACAAAGAGATCGCAGACCAATCTGAATACAATATTTTGGCCTCACACGAGTTTCCAAAGTTATTGTTGGGAATATCTACGGAGGGTGCGTTAGGTCAGCGCAATGAGTTGGCTACAATGGAGGAAAGTTATTACAACCGCTACGTGATAAGCCGTCAGCGTTGTTTGGAGTACGCTATCAATGAGATCGTGCATGACATTGGGCTGCCTATCACGTTAAAATTAAAGCGCGTTAAGTCCGTTGACTGGATGCCGAGTGACGCGACTATTGAGCGCATCTTAGGTGATGAGCGATTGACCGAATATGTTATTGACCGCTTGGGTGTAAAGAACAAACAGTCTTATGCGTTTAATAAAGCAACAATCGACGCAAATATTGCGGTGTTTATGAAATACGGTGTTGATGCTAATCAATACGAGGTGTTAAGTGAGCGCGATGTTTTGAGTTTTGACGCGGACGAGATCGCAGCAAGTGAGCAGGAGTTTATGACGTTTGCAAAGGCTGAAATTAAATCCTTAGATCGTGTCGTGTTGGACTTGCTTAGTAAAGATCCATTCATTCCTGCCGAGAATATTGCTAAGGTTGCAAAGGTTTCTATCGGTGAGGTCAAAGATACTATTGACAGATTGCGTGAGAATAAGAGCATCAAATGGTCACCAGAAAAGATTGCAGGTGATAAGGTTGGAGCGTATGAGTTGACCGAAAAAGGTCAAGAGTTGATTAAGGAGCAACCTGCTAAGACGGAGAATCTGAAAGTGATGTACCGTTATGACTTATCTGCTAACGCACCTAAGTTAGTTGCAGGTGGTAAGTCGCGTCCGTTCTGTGTTGAGCTAATGAGCATCAATAAGATTTACAGCCGTGAGGACATAAACATGATGAGCGTTGAGGAAGATCGCAACGTATGGTCATTGCGCGGTGGATGGTACACAAATCCGAATACAGGCGTGGCACAACCGCAATGCCGTCACACATGGAGACAAGTAATCGTTAGAGAAAGAAATTAATTATGAGTACGATAAATAAGCCGTTATTGTTCAAGCCTAACGACGAAGGTCTATTGGCATACGTTGAAAGCACATACGATCAACAGCAACTGTGCGAGGTAATATGGGACACACAGCGTCACTACATCCGTCCGATATTAGGCAGCGCGTTGTACGATCAACTGTTAACGCAGGTGCAAAATAACACGTTGACACAATTAAACACAACGCTGTTAAACACGTACATTAATCCTGTAATGAAGTTCTACGTGTTGGCAAATGGTTTATACGTGTTCAACTACAAAATGCGTCAGAAAGGCGTTATGACGATGAACAGCGATAACGCTACACCTGCTACTATTAGCGAATTAGATCGTCTATACAAATACTTCATGGACAAAGGTCAAACGGATGCAGATATGTTGATGCGTTACCTTATCGAGTACGAAGATCAGTATCCGTTGTACGGCGATCCCGGTGATGGAGTTGATACGGTCTTACCAAAGCACAAACAGTATAACGTTGGTATTTATATGGGCAAATACCGATCAGGCTATAACCCATGCGGAACAGGTGATGAGAACACAATCGATTTCTAAAAAGACAAAGAACGCTAAAAAGTTTATTGAATACTTAGCGAAGAAGCACGATGACAAGCTACAGCAACATAACGACGTTAAATCAACTGATCGCAAACATTCAGGAGATAGCGACGCAGCATCGACAGATAAATGATTTTAAGTATGGTAATACTTGGGAGCATTACGCGTCGGGTACTACGAACACGCCTGAATTATGGTGCAATGTAGAAAGCGCACAACGTGGAATAAGCAGCACTACATTTGACGTTCGTTTCTGGTTAGTTGACTCCGTTATACGCGGTGAGATTGACGAGTTGGAACGTCATTCGGATTTGGTTCAAATAGCGGAAGATATTATTGCACAACTTCGTCATCCTGCGTACAAGTGGCGCATTAACCGTGACACGTTATTTAACTTGGATTTGTTGGTTGAGTATTCTCCCAAGAATTTAGCAGGTGTTACGTTTACGGTTGCGGTTGAGGTTGCAAAAGGCGATGACAGGTGTAATATACCATTCGTTACACCGCCATATCCAAATGATGGTGGAGGCACTACAACGTGTGCATCAGCAACGGTAAAGAATAGCAATAACACGTACACGGTAACGGTTGCGAGTGGTGGGACGTTAACGCTTCCCGATACTACGTACAATGTGTACGTGGATAACGTATTACAGAATACGGTGACGGTAGCAACATTAGCAAATGAAACAATTAACATAGTATGGCAGTAACAGTCAACATAG